GTGAAGCTCCATCATAATTGCACGAAGCCCAGCCCATTCGTTGTCTGTCTCTGCAGCTACATTCATAAGGTTATCTATGATGATCAACTCAGGGGCTTGGCCGTACAACTCTACGTACGCCTTAATCTCTAACTCGATATCATCGAGTGACGGACTAGAATCAAAGACCCACTTGATATGTTTTAATTTATCAAATGATTTGTCGTAGTAGTGACTATCAGTAGATAGTCGTTGCTCTACGTTTACTTGGTTATGACCTGATACGTGCGCTGCTGCTCTCATCATTACAGTTGTGGTATCAGTATCTGCTGAGAAGAACAGCGTAGGTACCTTAGCCTTGACTGCATAGATAAGTGCAAACATAGACTTACCAGCGTTAGGCGCTGCAGCAACCATACAGACTTGTCCCCTACGGAACTTAATCTGCTTCTCTGCAAGCGCAGTCCACACATCAGGAAGAGGCGTTGCTTTGGTAAGGACTGTGCCCCACGCACGCTGTAAATCAAGCAACGTCTTCCTCCCTCAGTATGATGTTTAATTGTTTGCGTAATGGTTTACGTTCTTTCTCTGTAAGACCACCCCAGATTCCGTGCTTTTCTTTTCTTATTCCCCACTCTGCACATTCAGCTTTGTGTGGACAGGTACGGCAAATAGATTTTGCCATCACCATCTCTACAGTATTCATTGACCCGTCGGCTTTTTCCGGAAACCAAAAGTCACCTCCTACTTCAGCGCAGCTTGGGTTCTCATAGAACCGTGGCTCGCGCATACATTAACGAACCCAGATAGTCTCGCACTTATCCGCAGCACCCTTAGGTGCAGCACACATATAACCCTGCCAAGGACCACGAGCTGATGTACCTGTCTTAAATGCCATCACACCGTGGCGACAAGTCTTAGTACCAGGCTGCGCTGCTGGATTAGCGCGGTCATCCAAAGGATGAATTGGTGTTGCAGCAAACTGTGCCTGAATGTTCTGTACTGCAGTAGCAGTAGCGTTGCCACCTGATAGTTCAGCAGATGTTGATTTGATTAAAGCAGATACCATTGATAGGTCAGTAAGACCTGTCTCTAAGTCCTTTACATCTGATGCGTAAAGGTTGATAAGAGTTCCGTCAGCTAACTTGTAGTTGATTTGGAACTTTGTGTTCTCATTTGCAGCCATTTATTTTCCTCCGATAGTTTTGATATTTAACCGAGTAGATTCATTACCAATAATCTTTGGTACGAATCCAAGAAGTTTCTCAACCTCTTTGCTGTCAACTGTCTCACGACCTTTGACTGTTGTCCAACTGATTTCGATACCGCTTCTAGTAGTACCGGTTGCTCCTTCTAAAGATGCCTTCAAAGTCTCGCGTTCTTTTTCCAGCTCTTTGATCTTGCCATCTAACTGTAGGTAGTGCAGTGCGTGCTTGTCAACTTCTTCGTCCTCAATCACGACTTCACTAAGGACGATACGTTCTTTCTTGAGGCCACCGCAACCCATCTGCTCTGTTGCATCGTAGTACTGGCAGTAATCTTTGCAGAAACTTGCATCCTTCTCAGGCTCTGGCAAGGTAGTAGATGCCTTGACATTGGCAAGCCATAGCAGTGCTGCCTGTGCCATCGTCTCATCGTAGGGTTCCGTATGTACCTTGATGTCCTTCTCACTACCATCACGTGCTATTGCTACAAGGTTGACTGTCTTAACTTCATAGCCATTCTTTGATAGCAAATAACCGTAGAGCTGTACCTGCCAGCGCTGTTGATTGCTAGGAAAGTAACCAAGGTTCTTAACCTTAGATGTCTTCCAGTCAATGACAGCACCAGTTGATGGCACAAATAAATCCACGTGTGCTTTCATATCACCGTAGGAAACTTCAGTCTCCACTAGGTATTCTTTACCTTCAGGATCGAGTGCTCCGATAGCATCTTCAATCGCTGCGTGAATAGCAGTACCCATAATCGCAGCCAACTTAGATTGGTTGTCATTGGTATGTGGCTGTGCGTTCAGTCTGTACCAGACCTTGCGCTTACATCCACCAATCTCTGATGGACCTACCTCAGTCTGCATACTTCTATCACGAGCTGCATCTTGTGCGTGCAGTACGTGCAGTAATAATTCCTTTGGATCTTCTATCGCCATTTGCGGTCATCCCTCCACTGTAGGAAAGTATCAAAGCAGTAAGCACCGACAAACCCTGATATGAAGCTGACTCCTACGATAAGCAACTCTTTCATTTGTTCTCCTCCTCGGTAGTTTTCTTAATTCCAAAGACCCATTCTAGTAAGGCAGGGTTGTCTTGTAAAGTATCTACGATGTGGTATCCCACCAGGTCGCAGACTTCCTCCACGTCAAAGCGCTTGCGGTTAGCAAGCAGGGACTCGTGGATAACAGCGTGCGTTACCTCGTGCATCAGCACGTGAATCATCTTGTCTTCAGGTAGGTTGTGACGCAGCGTGATTCTGTTGTACTGGGAGTCAGTCATCCCGTAACTATCTTCCTCGTGATGCTTGTAATCAATCTTATATTTCTGACCAAAGATTTTAACGGAATATATACGAGGCATCAATCATCCAAATCTATGTTGTTGATACTAAGCCAGTCGAGGTACGTGATTGTCATACTGGGCATCCTATCACGGCGTGTCGTAAGACACATACTAGGCAGGGCGATTACAATATGAGCCGTAAGGCGAATAACGGTAGCGGCCCTTAGAGGGCCGACAGTCAGGAGGCCCGATACTATGCGGCTCCGTCTACCAACCCTGCGGAAATTCAGGTCCTATCGTAACCCCTACGATGGCCTTTTAACGCCTTCTGGAGCCGATTTAAGGGACTTAGGACCAGTACACGTATGTATCTGTGGGTCGCAGGTCTTCAATGTTATGGCGTCCTTTGATGACTACGACCTAGTCTGGTATTTCCTAGACGGAACCTGCGTCAGCTGTGGCGCCCTAGTCAAAGTACCCTGTCCGGTAGATCGTGATGAAGCACAGACTTACGGAGATTGATGAAACCCTACGGACGGGTATATGCTCAGTCTGTGGTCCTACCAAAATCAAACTCAGGGATGCAAAGATGTCAACAGCTACCAGTAGATTCAGATGCTTTGCTGTCTATAGACGCAACATCATCAAGTCCCAGTACCCATACGCAGTCCACAAGAAGGAGTACTGCGAGCACTGCGGATTCACACCAGTACACATCAGCCAACTCGACGTTGACCACATCGACGGTAATCGATGGAACAATGATCCGTCTAACCTACAGACGCTCTGCGCTAACTGTCACCGTCTCAAGACCCACCTCAACGACGATTCAAACTCAGGCATAAAATAAGAAAAAGGCCCCCACTCTCCGTAGAGAGCAGGGGCCGATAGCCTCGCAGTCAAACTTTACTTTTTGGTAGTCATTTTCAAATCGTGCTTTGGGTTAGCCCAAGCGATAACTACTGGAACGATAGCAAGCCATAGTGCATTAGCTGCGTGCTTCCAATCTGCGGATGTAAATTCTAGTGGTGACTTACCGATGATAACTACAGCAGTCAGTGCATTAGACACGAACCACTTAGCCCACATCTCTAGTACTTTGTTATTGAACTTCATTGCATCTCCTAGTCTTTGAACTTCGGTGACCCGAAGCCAACTATAAAAGGCTTTAACTTCTTCTTGTTATCTGCCTTGTATGCGCGAACCTTCTGTGCTACCTCTCCACCATTGCGCTCTGATGAAGACTTCTTCTTGTCCCCTGAAGTATTACCTTCAATGGTGGTGACTGTGCCATCTAAGTTGTCTTTCACAACGATAGCTACGTGGTCAATAGGTGTGCCACCTTCTGCAAAATCAAAGAAGGCTAGGTCACCAGGCTTTGGCTTTGCTGTCTCAGCATTAGACCAAGTACCAGTACCCTTAAACTTCTCAGCACCCTGTGCTGTGCTTACGACATTTGGGATCTTAAGACCAACCTGATGAGCACACCACATAACAAAACTGCCGCACCAAGGTAGAAAGTTCGCCTTAGTAAACGCGCCATACTTTGTCTCATTGTCCTTTGGTCCTTCAACAGTGCCAATCTCAGCACGTGCTGTCATAATAAATTGATTGCGCTGGCTCACTCTGCCTCCAGCTTGGCTTTAATCACAGCCTGGTTAATCTTCAATTCAACAACATCGTTACTGATGCAGTTAATCTGGTCCTTCATAGAACTGCCACCGTTCTCATAGAGTTGATACTCGATACGGTCTAGGCGTTTGTTCATCTTAGAGAAGAACTTGTACGCTGCTGTGAAGATAACTACAGTTTCACAGAAAGCCCAGATGCCTGAGAATAGAAGACTGCCATTGTTAATGAGGGTAGCTGACACGTTAAGCCGTTCTGATAGTGACCAGTAACAAGCCACCGTAGCCGGAGTAGCGCTTGTCAGTTGGTGTGCGGTTGATAAAGTCCATCTCTTCAATGAGGCCTAGGTATGACTCACCAGTACGGAAATCTTCCACACGGATAAGGTCACCTAAGTTCTCAATACTTTGCATATTCAACAGGCGGTCATAGGCAGAGTTTTCATAACCTACTGGGTTATTAAACTTATCCATTGACCAGTCGTAGAGTTCTACTGGGTACTGAATCAGACGTTGACGTGGGATAGAAGGCAGTACTCGTACCTGATATCCAGTAAACAAAGGACCCTTTGTATTGTCAGTAGTTGACCGATCCATTACAAACTTAAAGCCTAGATACTGCTGTGGCACTGATGGGTATGGAATACCAATCTGAGTAATGTCTGCACCTTGGTCAAATGAACCGATGGCATACTCATTGTTGTACTGGTCGATAGAGTAGATAGCAAGGGCGCCATTGACTGATTCATAGCGTGGCTGTAAGAACTTAAAGATTTTATTCTCAAGTGTGTTGTATCGGATATAGCCAACGCGTAGCGTTGCCTGCTCAATAAGGCGTGTAGCTGACTCAAGATAGATAGAGCCGTTAGTTGTACCGTTGTTTGCTGTACAAAATACTAGGCGCTGTAGGTTGCCTAGGAATGAACAGGAAGTTGTAACAAAACCAGTAGTATTTGGGTCATACAAGTCCCACGCATAGGCAAAGACAAGGGTAGTTCCTACCTGCTGACCTAAGTCAACGCGGGTAACTCCTGGGTTGCCATCTACGTTGGTTGCACACCAGAGGTACTTGTCATAGCCTGCAACGTCATAGACTGGTTGCTCTGATTCAAAGATAAGTGGACCATAGTTAATAGATCCGTCTTGCTCTGAGACTGCTGCTACACGCAAGCCAAGGCTAGTACCAATAGCCATATAGCCAAGGTAATAATAGATTCTAAATGCAATCTCACCTACTGGTAACTCAGCTGCAGTGATAGCACTGGTTAGCGTAGGCATAGCACCAGAAGTGCTCAAGGTAAACTTCTGAATGGTTGACTGGATACCGTTGTAACCAGCAAGGTAGATAGCAGCACCGGAAGAAGTAATGCTGGTGTAAATAAACCCACCGTTTGGGTGGCTGTAGACTGCTGTAGGTAAAGACGTTGCTGTAGTTGAGAACTCATAGACTGCATTGTTTACTGCAAGGACTAGGCGCTCTTTAGTAAACTCAATGACTGCATTGGTAACGACTACGCCTGTAGCGTTGAACATCAAGGTTGCTGCACCGGTGTCATCGTCTGTAAGCAAC